GACCCGCCCGTCCTTCGCAAAGGTCGGCTGCGGTTCCCCGTCGAAGACGCCGCGGGGGATTACGTACATCCCTGGCAGCGCGCCGTAGGGGCTGAGCGCTTCGCCCCTGAACAACAGCGCGTATGGGCCAGGCACAAACCCCCGCTTCAACGGGAGCGATCTTTCGTCTGGATTAGGGGTCGTGTTCGTCGTCACATTAGCCACGTCGCTGATTACGCTCGCGTAGTTCTCCAACGTCAGGCCTACCAACGTGAAGACGACAATCACATCCTCTTCCGGCCTGACCGCCTTCACCGGCCCCTGATGGCAGTTGTCGTAGAAATACTCCAACGCCCCGGCGTTTTGCACGCTCTGCTCGCCGTCGGTGCAGCCGATCTCCGTCCAATCCGCACCGGGCGTTTCATCCACATCGGGGATCGTCGTCCCCACTGCGGCGATATACACCGTCAGCGTCCCCGTTAGCTGCTCGAATGGTTCGCTATGCGCCATAATCCTCTCCTAAAATAACTCTGACTTACCTTCCGCTAATGCAACTACTCGGAAGTTTTTTCCGCTCACACGGCGCGCTCTGCTGTTGCCATCTTCGCATATACCAGCACGAAGTCGATCCCTGTGTCCTCTTCCAGCAACAGCGAGGGGCCGCTGTCCATCAGGAACCAATACAGCAACGCCTTGCCCTGTGAGGTCTCCACGACCTCCCGGTGCGTCGCCCTGGAGAAGGCCACCAGCGCCCCGTAGACGCGCATCGCCTCCGGCCTGGTCGCGCCGTAGCACCGCACCTCGATGCGCGGGCGCTGTGTGCCGCAATACCAATCCTGCTCACCACCGTCTAGCTGTACCTGGATTGCCGCCGAAGGGATCGTCCATCCATCGCCGAACTTATGCCGCTCAGCGATCTGCCCACCCACCAGCGCATTGATGTCTGCGTCGCGTGCCAGCGTTGCCACCAACGCCTCAATGGGATCGATCATGCTTTATACCTCGCGATATACTGGCGCACAATTTCAAGCACGCGCGGTTGTACCTTGTTAAACGCCACTCTCAAATACCCATAGCGCAGATGAACCATCATCGCGTACTCCATCCCCGTGCCAACAGCTATGACCAGCCGGTTGCCGCTTCTACGCGGAATCGGCGCGCCCCCCCCACGCTCTGGGGACCCGGTCCCCGGTTTGATATGGTCGTTTCGGAAGCTGTAATCCGCGCTGGCTGCGTGGATGCTGCGTTGGAGTGTGCCTGTGACTTTCCCGTGACCCGGATATAGCTGCTTTTTAGCCTCGCCTTCAATGCGTTGGCCAACCTCCACCAATGCCGCGCTCAGCGCCTGCTCGATCTGCCCCTCTGCCAGGCCGCCCTTCCAGTTCACGTAGCTTTTGCTCACGATACTCGCTCCAACGCCACGCTGATATGCCGCAGCGACTTCGCCCTTCGCGGCAAGATCGCCGCCACGAAGAACGGCTCGTCCACCTCGCTCTGGTCCTCGTACACCAGGTCGGCAATCCGGTCACCCTCCTGGATGTCGGCGTCGTGCCGTAGGAGCAGCGTGTACGTCGTCACTACGACAAACTGTGCCAACTGGCTTACGTATTGACGCTGCGTCTTGATCACCAACCGGCACGCTACGTCCGTCTCCACGCATTCCCACGTCACCTCATCATTGCGGTACACGTCCACCGTCAGCTTGCGCCGGTAGATCGAACAACGATGAATCATGTGCGTTTCAACAGTCATACCCTTCCCCCGTCATTCCGAACGCCAGTCCGCTGGCGCGTCTGCGAGTGACGAATCTATAGCCTAAACGCGCCCACATACGTATCCGCCGCGCTGTCAGAATACGTCAATTGCACGCGCCCATTCGCGTCGTTGTAGATGCCCGTGGGGAAAGGGCCGATCAGGTATGTCTCCCCGGCCCCGACTGTGACTGTGCGGCTGGGCGGATCCTGTTCATCGACGTCCTTCTGAATATCGATGCTCACCGTCCTGTCGTCGCTCACATGCGCGTTATAGACGGCCAGGAGCGTGCGCCCGTCATTGCTGAACGCATCGCCGCCAGCTGCCGCCGCCACAACCGCGTACAATACCCCGTCTCGCGTGATCTCGTTTACAGACAATAACGCCATACCGGCCTCCTACAACCTGAACGCGGTCACGTCCACGGTTTGATCGAATGTCACATGCACCAGGGCGTCGGAATCGTTGTAAATGCCCGGTGGGAACGGCCCGAAAACGCCTTGCTTTGCCGTCGCCAACGTTGCCGTTCGGTCTGTTATGGCCAGCCCGTCCACAGTGTTGGGCGTTACTATCGTCACCGTCACCGTGCTGCCGGTCGCGTTTGCCACGTGCAACAACGTTTTCCCATTGTTGTGGAAATAGTAGTCGTTGGCCGTCACGATCGTGGTCTTGTTGCCCGTCAAGTCCAATCCTGCGCGGGCCGCATCGTACACCGTCAAGGTCACATCTGCCATAGCTCTTATCCCTCCGTGTGAATCGTTTAGATTGCTCTGAAATTCAATTGCCGGAATAGCCGCGCGCGTTCGTATTCCCAATCCGGCGCAGTGAAACTGTACTCTCCGGCTACGTTTTCACTCTGCATCGCCATTCGGTCCAGCGCCAATCGTACCAGCTCGATCAGCACCGCCTTACGGCGCTCATTGTCATTGTAAGGCACATAGATCACTGCCACGACCGATCCCCAGACCGATCCGGCGGGCAGGCGTTCCAGCATCCCCTCCAACTCCCACACGCGGAAATCCTCGTCCGTCTGGCTGAGCACCGTCCCGTCTTCCGTCACTCGGTACACGCTCGTGATCTTCTGTGCGACATGCAGCAGCGGATACCCACCCCGTACCGTCTCTGTAATACGCGTGCTCGTGTCTGCGTAATGCGCCCCGCAGCGCTGCACCATGATCGCCTCTTCACGGTCGATGATCGCCTGCAACGGCGTGTCCAGTATCCCCGTCGTCACCATCGCCCTGACCTCGGCCACCGTCACCAAGCTCATCTATCCCCCCCTATCTACGCCGGTACTCTGGCGCACCATCTACTAAACCGAGCTTCCGCTAATGGCAGTACTCGGAAACAATCAGGTAAAGGGAAGACTGGCAGTAGAGTGTTCTACGTGCGCCGCCAGCCTTCCCCCTTTCACATTCCACGCCAGTCCTCTGGCGATTCTATTACGCCGTCCCCTCGTCCGGCGACTGGTGGAACTCGCCCGTGTTCGTCTGCGGCATCACCTTAGCGCCATAGCGCACGCTGATAACCGCCGCCGGCACCGCAGTGATATTCGGCACCGTTACCACGGGGCGCACGTACCGCTCCTGCGGCTGGTAGATGTCCAGCACGCCGATTGCGTCGGTCGCCACTGCCGTCGCCACTGTGGTAGCCGTACCCTCGAGATCGGCAGCCGTGCCAAAGGCGCTGTCATCATCCTGCTGCGCCTTGATGCTCCAGCTTGCCACCTCGCCAGCTCCAGCTACCAGAATGAAGGCAACGCCTTCAAATCCCTGCATATCAACGCCCGTGCCAGTCAGCGTCTCGTTGTCCGCATCGGCCTTGAGTTCCTCGACGGCCAGCAGCGTGTCGTGATAGATACTCTTCAACATAGGATCACCCCCTTATGCCTTGATCTTGAGGCCGTAGAACGCCTCAGCCAGAACCGCCATACCATCGGTTTCCTTGCGCCCGATGAAGCCGGTCTGATTTGTCTCCGCGTACAGCTCTACCAGGCGTTGGATGCTCATTTGCAGCGCGTCCACGATCCAGTAGTAGCTGAAATCCCCGATGACTGCCACAACCGCGTTGTCTTCCCACACGTCGTTGGCGTCCAGGCCGTCGTCGAACTGATCGCTCAGTTCATAGGGCGTGTCGAGGATGCGGTTCGGCATCCCCATCTGCAAGCCCGGCTGCCACAGATAATCCCCCGTGCCCGCCTTCATCGTGCGAATTTTGCGGATGAACGCCCGGTTGCTCAAGATGCGCGCCTGGGGCGCGTAGGACGCCGGGAGCGCGTACACCCAATTGATGATGTCGTCCCCGGTAAGCACGTTAGAAGCTGCCCCCGTCCACAGCGGCAGCCCCGCCGTGTTCAGAATGCCCAGCGGCTTGCTGTTGCCGTCGCCGTTGATGAACGCTGCCTCTTCCGGGACCATGAACTTGTACGCCATCCGGTCGCGAATGTAACCCTCCACATCAAACGTGGGCAGGCGCAGCAGCGTGTTGGAGCACAGCACCCGCTTCGCCAGCGCGTGCGGCGTCAGCCGGCGCGCACCAAACGGCTGCACCACATCCGCCGCCCCTGTGCCGATCTCCGTGGTCCACGTCGCGTCGCTGAATAGATTCTCCTCAGCCGGCGTGATCACGCTGCCGCTGGGGACCGGAGGCAGCACATTGGAGATGCGCCGCATCGCACTGGCCTCGCGCTCCTTCACGATCAGCAGATTCAGGAACACGTCCTGCACCAGGTAGCCGCCCGCCGGGGCCGTGCCCGCTTGCAACGCCTTGCGCAGCGTGTCCGGCAGCTCGCGGTCGCCCTTCCGCAAGAACGCGCGCATCGCTGCCGCGTAGGGCACTTGCGCCTTCGCGTCCAGATCGGCCATGTAGCCCTGGAACGGTAACAGCGCCTTCATCTCCGCGACTTCATCCGCCGTCAACACGCGGTCGCCCACCGTGATCTGCGCGCCCTCCGGCATTTGACCTTCGTGGAAGATGTCTTTGCGCTCGGCATCCAGGAACGCCTTCTCAGCCTCAGCCGCGCGTTCCAGTTGCTTCGCCTGCGCCGTCAGGCTTTCCACCTGGTCGAGAAGTTTATCCGCCTGCTCCGCTTGTTCGGCGGACAGGCTTTTTTCCTCGTTCTGGTCCAGGATCGCCTTTGCCTGACCGTGCAACGAGGCCGCCTCATCGTACAACTGCTTAACTCGCTTGCTCATACCTCAACCTCCTCAATAGTTTGATATTTTGAAACCACCACCCCACCAGGGGCCGTTGCCCCACGAGGGGCCTCTGGGCGATAAAACAAACTGAATCCCAGCGTATCCTGCACCATCTCGTGCTGGTGGCGCAACACGAGCCGCTGCATCCCGATCTTAGCCGCCGTTAGCGCGCGCCGTGGGTCCATAAAGGCCAGCGCGATCCTGAACAACTGCCCCAGCCGCGCTGCGCCCATCACTGCCTGCGCGCCGGCCCAATTCAACCCGTCCCCGGCCACCACATAGGACGCGCCCGCATCCAGGAGCGCCACCAGCATCGGGCTATTGGCGTCCCCCAGGTGACAATTCGTCGCAAACACGACCGCCCCACCGAGCTTTGCCGCCCTGATCTGCTCTGCCCGTAATGCGATCGTGCGTTTATCTCCACGCCACTCCGTACCGCCTGGCGCACCGTGCAGATCGAAGTAGATGAAGTCCTGCCCTTCCAGCAGCGCCACATCGAATGACGCGGCCTTCGTGGGCGGGCACGTTACCGGCTCCACCCCGGCGGCCCTGCGAGTGGAGACCTCTGCGCTCTGGCTACAGTACGCAAAAACCTTCATTATGGGAGTCCGATCACCAGCCAGTTGATCTCGACCGGAGTAGTCACAGCTACCGACCCAGTGATGTCATAAACGGTTGCCGTTATAACCCCAGTTGTCCCCAGCGCCACACAGTACGCCGTGTCGACAGACCAAGTTTCAAGGGTACATAACACCACGTAAGGCGTGCCGGTCGTGTGCGTAGCAGTGATCGTGCCGGTGACAGTCGTGCTGCCGAACCCGATCTGGAAGCCTGACAATCCCACACCGAGTGGGTATAACGAATTCGCTCCATAGACGATCTCGTCCGTTACCGTCAGCAATCCTGTCAACGTCGTTGGCCCCGTAATGTCCCCCGTCAGCGTCCCGGTGACATCCCCGGTCACATTCCCAACTACGTCGCCCGTCAACGTCCCGGTAACATCCCCGGTCACATTGCCGACCACGTC